AAACCAACTATTTGAAAAAGATTTACTAGAAGCATCAGTTCAAAAACCAATTGACCAGGAACAATTTATGATCCTTGAATGGCAAGCAACTCAAATTGAGAAAATGCAAAAACAATTAGAAGATAATGTACACACAGGTGTAATGTTAAAACAACACTCAGCAGAAATTGCAAAATTAAAAAAAGATTTAGAAAAATTAAAAGATGCCACAAGAGATATAAAATTTAGCAATGGGAACGGTGCTCATTAATGACAAAATTAGTAATAGCTTTATGTTTATTTTTAAATGGTCAACTTGTTGAGCATAGAGTACAAGAATCAATGGGTACTTGTCTTAAAATGAAGAGAGAAGCCAGTAGAAATATGAATATGAATAATAAACAATTGATGTGTGGTGAAGTAGAAGCTATTATTTCAATTAATGTTGACGGAAGCGAAAGTATTGATAAGATCATCATAGAATCAAAATAATGAAACTTAGTAAAAATTTTACTCTTCAAGAGTTAACCAAGTCGGACACTGCTGTCCGTAAGGGTATAGATAATAATCCAAACTCAGATCAAATAGCAAAACTTAAAGATTTATGTGAAAATATTTTGCAGCCTGTACGTGACCATTTTGGTAGAGTAAAAGTCACTAGCGGATTTCGTAGTGAAGATTTATGTTTAGCAATCGGTAGTTCTAGAAATTCACAGCATGCAAAAGCTGAGGCAGCAGACTTCGAATGTGTTGGAGTTGACAACGCTGAGGTAGCTGATTGGATTAAAATGAATCTTGAGACAGATCAATTGATATTGGAGTTCTACACTCCTGGTGAGCCCAATTCTGGATGGATACATTGTAGTTGGATACCTGAAGGAAGACGTGAACAATTTATGCACGCATACAAATCAGAAGGTAAAACTAAATACAAACCTATTATAGGAAAAGCAAAAGACTTAGTGTGATCTTTCAACAAGAAAATTTTATCCCTAACCTGGATTACATTTTACCATCTCTTCATAAACAGAAACTTTATGATAAAGATGAGTTTACAAAAAAATTTGAATCATGTAGTTGGCCTGGTTTCAGGAGCCAGGCGTTCCCTGAAATAGAACCTTTTTTTGTAAATCATTTAAGTGATCTTTTATCTAATTTATTAATACTTAAAAATACTAAATATGATTTTACAGCATACACACATTTAAGATTAAAAGAAGATGAATCAAAAGATTGGATACATAAAGACAATAAATTTTATAATATATCTGGTTTAGTTTATTTGAATGAGACAAATTACAATAGTGGTACTTTATTTTATGATGATAATGAAAATGTTATAAATGATGTTAAATATGTCAAAAATAGAATTGTTTTGTTTAATAGTAATTATTTTCACAAAGGTTATGGATACTATGGTGACGAGGCAAAAAATGGTAGATATACATTAAATTTATTTATTAAAACAGAGAAATGAAAAAAATAATTATTTTAGGAGGAGGCGCAGCTGGTTGGTTAACAGCTTTATATTGTAAAAAAATTTACACAAATTATGAAATAAAACTTATTGAAAGTAAAAAAATAGGTATCCTTGGTGCAGGAGAAGGATCTACACCACATTTAGTAAACTTTTTAAAATTTATAAATATTAATATTTTAGATTTAATTAATAAAACAAAAGGCACTTTAAAATATGGTATTAATTTTATTAATTGGAATGGTGATGGTAACAAATATTTTCATGGATTTGGATCAAAAAATAATTTTAATAATTTTAATGTAAAAAATATATTTAACGGAGAGTGTTATGATAAATATTTAATAAATTGCATTTCAAAAAATTTAAATTTAGATAATTACACTTATGGGGGTTTGTTAGTAGACCACAAAAAAAATGATCCTAACAATCAAGATTTTTCTTTACATTTCGATGCTCACTTGATTGCAGATTATCTTAAGGATGTTGCAATTAAACGTGGTGTGTTGCATGTAGTAAATGAATTAAAATATATAAAAACAAACTATGATGGAAATATAAATTCTGTTGTTTTAAATGATGATCAGGAACATGAATGTGATTTTATATTTGATTGTTCAGGTTTTGCTAGATTAATTATTGGTAAACATTTTAAAACAAAATGGATAGACTATCAAAAACATTTACCAATGAAAAAAGCTGTTCCTTTTTTTCTAGAACAAGAAAAAGAAATACAACCATGTACACATGCTGTAGCTATGAAATATGGTTGGATTTGGAAAATTCCCTTACAACATAGATTTGGATCTGGATATATATTTGATTCAGATTTTATCAATGAAGATGAAGCTTTGTTAGAAGCAGAAGAATATTTAGGACAAAAATTAAATTCACCAAAAGTAATAAAATTTGATGCAGGTAGATATGAAAATGTATGGGTAAACAATTGTATGGCTGTTGGATTGTCGTCAGGTTTTACAGAACCTTTAGAAGCAACATCTCTTTATTTGTCAGTACAACAACTACATCTTTTTGCACATTTCAAAGAATCAATCTTTACCTCTGATAAAAATATAAAAGATAATTTTAATAAAATAATTGCTAATAATAATGATGAAATTTTAAATTTTTTATATTTACATTATTTAAGTAAAAGAAATGATTCTGAATTTTGGAAAAACTTTAAAAACAACACAATAGTTCCCTTTTCTTTTGAAGAATATTTACACAATATTAAAAACCATAATTTATTTAATTTAAATTTTAAAACAAATAAAGCATACGCTGGTTTTGAAACAGAAAGCTATTTAGTTGTTGCTTATGGTTTGGGTTTGTTAGATAGTAAAAAAACAAAAGAAATTGAACTGCTTGAACCAAGTGTTAGCGAATATAAAAATTTTTTAGATTTAAGTATAAGTAATTTAGAATCACATAGTAAATTTTTAGAGAATATTAATGTATCCAACAATAATTAAAAATAATTTTTTTACTAATCCTAAAAAAGTCATAGATCTTTATGATAAAGTAATGATGAAAAAAGGTGGTCCTAATGATAATTGGCCTGGCGTAAGATCTGAAAATTTAATAGACATAAATAAAAAACTACACATAAATATTGTTGATGCTGTTTTAAAATTATATTTTGGAGAAAGATATAGTATGTGTTGGAATAAAATCGTAATAGATAATTCAAATATTCATTTACATAAAATAAAATACCAAGACTGGTTAAATCATAATAAAATGAATACAAGAATACATAAGGATAATTGTGATTTAGCAGGAATTATATATCTTAATCAAGGGAACAATGAAAAGACAGGAACCACCGTTTATGATGAAAACAAAAAACCTCTAACAATTGTTTCTAACAATTTTAACTCTATTGCATTATATGATGGAAACATGTATCATGGTGCTACATCACTAGATGAAAAAGACAGGCTAACAATCGTCATGTTTTTTAAAAATATAAGGAAACTAGATAATGCCGATTAGTAGAGGTTCGATGACAAAACAAATTGAAGGCCAGTTAAGGGGCGCTAGAGGTGAAAAAAAGAAAAAACTACAAATTAAAAAGAAACCCAACAGCAAAAAGTCTAAGGTCTTCAAAGTTTAGTCAAAAAGTGATACAATCTAAGAAATTGTATAACCGTAAAAAGGACTTAAATGGCAACTTCAGGAACTACAGCATTTGATTTATCTATAGAAGAGATAATACAAGAAGCCTATGAACGATGTGGGATGGTTACTACGAGTGGCCACAGCCTAAGATCTGCTAGAACAAGTTTAAATCTTTTATTTGCAGAGTGGGCAAATAGGGGTATCCATTTATGGAAAGTCTCTTTAAATGAAAACCAATTAGTTTCGGGACAAGCTGAATATGCTGTTGATGGAAATGTAAGTGATGTTTTAGAAGCTTTTGTATCCAGTACTGGTGCAGGTGCAAACACGGTCAGTACTCAAGATGTATCATTAAGTAAAATAGATAGATCAGCTTATGCCGCACTACCTAATAAACTTGCAGTAGGGCAACCTTCACAATATTATGTGGACAGACAAGAAATACCAAAAATATATTTATACCAAGCCCCTGATTTAAATACTTATACTTATTTAAAATATTATGTAATTAAAAGAATTGAAGATGCAGGAGCATACACAAATGATGCTGATGTTGTTTTTAGGTTTTTACCCTGCATGGTTGCAGGACTTGCTTATTACTTAGCTATGAAAAATGCACCTACACTTGTGCAACAGAATAAATTAATTTATGAAGATCAATTAAAAAGAGCTTTGGATGAAGATGGTCAAAGAGCTTCTACGTTTATTACTCCACAATCATTTTACCCTAATGGAATATAACAATGGCTAAATGGGCAACAGGAAAAAGAAGTCAGGCAATATCAGACAGATCCGGTATGGCTTTTCCATATAATGAAATGGTGAAAGAATGGAACGGTTCTTTAGTTCATTATTCTGAATTTGAACCTAAACATCCTCAAATTAGAAGAAGACACTTTACTGCTGATGCTATTGCTTTACAAAATACAAGACCACAAAGATTTCAACAACCTACTAATATAGATGGAGTAATTGCTTCCTCAGGTGGGCAAGGAATGGCAACAGCTAACCTAGCTCTTCCTGGAGATTTTGCTTTTGATAACCAAGGTATTTCAGCAATGATTCCAGCAAACCCATCACTACAAAATAGAAGAAGAGAACTTTTAATTAACACAGGAACAGTAACAGTGAGTATAACATAATGGCTATTGCATACGCAGATTTTTTAACACAAGTTAGAGATTATACTGAAGTTAGTAATACAGTTTTAACTGATCAAATTATTCAAGATTTTATTAGATCAGTGGAGTTGGATATTGCGGGTAAAGTTGATTATGATGACTTAAGAAAATATTCTACTTCAAATTTTACAGCAGGTAATAGATATGTTTCCCTACCGGCTGATTTAACAATTATAAGATCTGTTCAAGTAATTGATGGAAGTGGTAATAGAACTTTTTTAGAAAAAAGAGATACAAGTTTTATATCAGAATATAATAATGAAGGAACAACAGGAACTCCTAAATATTGGGCTAACTGGGACGATTTTAATTTATTAGTAGCTCCCATACCTAGCTCTGCTTTACAAGTGCAGATCAATTATATAACAGACCCACCACAATTTACATCTACTAATACTACTTTTATATCTACATATCAAGAATCAATGTTATTACATGGTGTGTTAACTGAAGCTTTTAGATATTTAAAAGGTCCTATGGATATGTACAACCTATACGAAAAGAAGTACAATGAAGAAGTACAGAATTTTGCCTTACAGCAAATGGGTAGAAGAAGACGAGCGGAGTATGATGATGGCGTCCCTAGAATACAGGTGCCTTCACCGACTCCAAATACATAAATTAATTAAGGAGAATAATTATGGCAATAACAACAAATGCAATCTGCAATTCATTTAAAAAACAATTAATGGGTGGCGAACACGATTTTGATGCATCATCAGACACATACAATTTAGCAATGTTTACTTCAGCTGCTACTTTAGGTGCTTCAACAACAAACTATGAAACAACAAACGAAGTATCATCTTCAGGATATACTGCGGGTGGTTCAGCTTTGGTTAACCAAGGTGTTAAAGTTTCTTCAGGAGTAGCTATCACTAGCTTTTCTGATTTATCTTTCACAGGGGTTACTTTAACTGCAAGAGGAGCTTTGATTTACAATACAACTACAGACGGTGGTACAGGTACTACTGATGCAGTTGCTGTATTAGATTTTGGTGGAGACAAGACTGCAACATCTGGAACATTTACAATTCAGTTCCCTGCGTTCACAACTTCCGCTGCGATTTTAAGAATAGCATAAGGAATAAAATGATATGGCCACTGGATGGGGGAGTAAAACATGGGGAGCATCAGATTGGGGAGACCTATCTAATGAAACCGTTTCCGTCAGTGGCCTATCACTTACATCAACAATAGATTCATCAACAGCTCAAGCCAACGCTGATGTTGATGTAACAGGATCTCAACTCACATTCACAAACGCAGGAGCTGTTGCGGGTGCATCGGCAAATGTATTAATTACAGGTATTCAAACAAATCTCTCGATAGGAGAGGAAGACATTACATTAGGTATTCAACAAAATGTAACAGGTTCAGAATTAACTTCAACGATAGCCTCTGTTACTATTGAGGACAATTTTTTAATTGGTTCTGGCTGGGGAAGAGATTCTTTTGGATCAATGGTATGGGGAGATGCTTATACTGTTCAAACAGGATCTGTTTCAGCTACGATGTCCATTGGTGCAGTTGCTGAAGTTACAGCAGGTGCTAGTGCAAGTCCGACAGGACAAGAGTTAACAGCAACTCCTGGTCAAATCACAATGACTGGAGATGCCAATGTAGATGTAACTGGAATACAAGCAACACTATTAGTAGGTCAAATTCAAGGATTATCAGTAGTCGGTAGTCAAATGACAATGTCTATTCAACCTGTCGATATTCAAGCAGGTGGTAATGTAGATGTAAATGTAATTGAAGATAATTTGGATACAGCTATTGGGTCTGTTACTTTAGATATTGGAGTTACTGTAGGGGTAATTGGATCTGAACTTACTTCATCTATTGGGGATGAAATAGTTACTGCTGATGCAAATGTAGATATTACAGGACAGGAGCTTACAAGTTCTATTGGAGATGAGACGGTGGTGGCTGATGGAAATGTCAGTGTAACAGGTCTTGAATTAACAAGTTCTATTGGGGATGAGACAGTCACTGCAAACGCTGATGTAGCCATTACAGGTTTAACTCTTACAACTTCAATTGGAGAAGTAGAGCAGAATACCATATATGACGTAACAGGTATTGAAATGACCTTATCGTTAGGTGAAGAAGATATTGCAATTAATGTAGACGTAGTTATTTCAGGGTTGGAATTGACTAGTTCAATAGGAAACACTAATATAACAGCATGGGCAGAGATTAATCCAGGTGTAAATAATACTTGGGCACCAGTTGATTTAGCCGCTTGATTAAGGTAAAATTAGAATTATTTAGGAGATAAAAATTTATGGCATCAAGTTATTCAGATCTAGGTTTAGAACTTATGGTGACTGGCGAAAACGCTGGTACATGGGGAGATAAAACAAATTCAAATTTAAATTTAATTCAACAAGCTGTTGGTGGTTATGAGGCTATCACTTTAACAAGTGGCGGAACTGTGAACCTTGTTATAACGGATGCAGCTTTGTCTACTGCAAGAAACATGATAATTAAATTTGCTACTGCAACTATTGCTGCTAGCACAATTTGTACTATTCCAGATGGAATTGAAAAATTTTACATATTCGATTGTAGTGGTCTTACAGATGCAAACAATCTTACAATTAAAACTGTATCAGGAACTGGTTTTAGTCCAACTACTGCAGGAGCTGCAAGCCCTAAAATTTTTGCAGCGTATTCAGATGGAACTAATATTACAGAAATTTCTTTAAATACTTTAGGTGGAACTATTGCAACAGCTCAAATAGAAGCTGCAGCAATAACAACTGCATTACTTTCAGACAATGCAATAACAACTGCTAAAATTTCAAACGCAAATGTTACAACTGCTAAAATTGCAGACAATGCAATAACAACTGCTAAAATTTCAAACGCAAATGTTACAACTGCTAAAATTGCAGACGATGCAGTAACTGCTGATAAACTATCGAACACTGCGGTAACTGCTGGTTCTTACACACTTGCTTCTATAACTGTAGATGCACAAGGTAGATTAACTGCAGCTTCGGATGGATCAGCAGGAGGAGGAGGAAACACAAAATTAAAAAGTAGTTTTATAACAAGTGGAAGCGGTAACGTTACTATGAATCCTGCAGCAAATGTTGCTATAGCATATTTTGGTGGAGCCGGAGGCGGAGGCGGACACAGTCAAGGGGGTTACAATACTGCGGGTGGATCAGGTA